TGGGGAGAAGCTAAGACCTATTGTTCGTGTCCTTATATGAAGTGGTGGGGGCCTAATTGGAACAGTTTAGTAGAGGGGTTTAGGCTCTGGAAGATGGGAAAGGACCTGCCACCGGAGATTAGGGATCCAAAAAGAAAGAATAAAGTATGTAAGCATATTATGGCAGCTTTTAATAAGGTTCCGGAAATAAAAGAAAGGCAACTTGAATTCAAATTCAAGTAGAAAAGTAATGGAAAACCATAAAAAAGATAAGATTGGTGATAGTCCTTTTAGTTCTGGTGAGAACGGAAAGAAACTCGATAAGATTCGTAAACAGATTCTATTTCAAGAGGAACTGAGTCGGATACACGATAGAGAGAAGAAGTACAAAGAAAGGCAGAAAGGAGTACTATAAATAATATGGAAATATTACTCGCAATTTTGTTCGTTATATGTATGTTTTTTGGGTGGGCTATCGGAGGGGAATCTCCATTTGGTAAGGGAAAGCGTGGACTTTTACTTTCTATTCCTATGGTACTTTTCTTTCTTACGTCTATACCTTGGGTTTATCTTATGCTTACACCCCTGTTTCTATACATAATCTACCAGATACTTTTCTACGATATGGGTATAGAGATGGTATATGACCAACATAAGTGGTATGGGTGGTTTATAATAGGTCTAAACGGAGCTATAATAGGTCTTACACCGATTATGTTGGCAGCGGCCACAGCCAACTATATAGGATTGGTTTCATCTGTTGTGGCGGGTATTCTTGGTTTTAGTGGAGTGGTTTGGTTCGCAAACAGTCCAAAAACTAAAAGCATACGGGATTGGATGAGTATTCATCTTCCTTGGAAGTTTAAAGATGCGTGGTTTGTGTGCGAAGGTGTAATGGGAGCAATATTAGGAGTTGTAATTAAGTTATTTTGGTGACCCTTATGGACAGAATACTGTATTGTCCAGAAGAATGCAGAGATCTAAACAAAACGAAAAAGATAACCTGCAAGAAGTATAGTATGGATTTGGAGTTGCATTTCCCTAATATTATACGTTGTTTTCCTTGTAGGAATAATGGAGAATACAATGGCAGAGAGCGTAAGAGTTGACGTAGAAGAAATTTATGGTGGGACCGTCCCTGGTATAAAAGAACTACGTATAGACCTTGGACCGAATAGCACAAAAACAGCACTAGAACAAGAAAAGATAAGACTATATTTAAAAAAGATAGGAGCTTTAGTAAGAAAATGAAAGGTAACCCGAAACCGATAAAAATTAGGAAAAGCTGGGGTAATATAAGTCCTATTACCAAGATAAAAGATTCTGATAGGTTTTATGATAGGGATAAGTCAAAAGACCAATTCCGGAAAGGTAAGGAAGACGAGTGGTTAAGGAAATCAGGTGATGAGAAATCTTAATGAGGAAGCTCAGAAGGTAATAGACGACTATGATATGCTGTTAGAGTTTGATTTAAAGAAGGCTCTTGCGACAGCTATGATAGGAACGTCTCTTGCCGCTGCTCCATTTCAGGCTCAAGCACAGCAAGTTCATCCAGTAACCCAAGTTGGTAAGGAATGGGTACACGATAATAGTATCGTTCCGAAAGTTCTGGCTGGGGAAGCTGCGGGTGATGGTGAGAGTGGGATGTATGCTGTTGCGTGTGTAATCCAGAACAGAATGGGTCATACAGGTAAGACAGCAGAGCAGGTAGTTACTAAACGTAAGCAGTTCAGTGCTTTAGCAGATCCTACTATGATGGATAGGAATTATCGGCAGGTAAAAGAAACAGCCGATAAAATAGCTAAAGAGATAGGAACTATTACAGATGTTACTGGCGGAGCCACTCATTACGTAACAAAGAAACTATATAACAAGAAGAAAGGTAATCCGAAACACTGGATTAGTAAGATGCGTGTTACCAAAGTTATAGGAAATCACGTGTTTGGAACAGTGAAGTAAAAGCCCGAAAGGGTGGTATAAAGTGCCGAAAGCCATCGGTGGATAAGGAAAAATAAACGCAGGTGTTGAAACCTGTCATTCCTTTACAAGACCAACCAATGGCCATTTCAAGGAGAACTAGAAATGGCATATTCCAAGAAAGTAGCAACGTGTATCATAGGACCGGATGGGAAGGTTTATGACGAAGACCCAAGAGGGGTAGTCGCAGTTCCTTTCGATTCTGAGTTCAAAGTCAGAGTAATAAACAAAAATGACAGAAAAATAGGGTTTGATATCTTCGTAGATGGTGAGAAGGTAACAAAGACAGGCCGTATTATCGTTAATGCTCACGATAGGGTAGATTTAGAGCGTTATATTGAGAATGACGATAATGGAACTAAGTTCAGATTCGTTTCTAAAGATTCACAAGAATCGAAGATGGAAGGGAAGGACAAAGAGCCGTATACAGGCTTGGTTGAGGTAAAGGTCTATTTTGAGAAGGAAAGACCTAGGGAAATTATAAGGGAAGTCCACCACGACCATATCTGGCACGACCATCATCATCACTATCCGAAACCTTTTGTGTGGTATTCCGATAATTCCGGAGGGTTTCACGGATATAGCGGCATAAGTGGGTGGAGTGGATGTACTGGATCAGCAGGACAAACTGGTAGTGCTGGATCTAATAACTATTCTATGTTTTGCTCTACATCAGACGTATCGGCAAAGAGTATGAATTGTAACTTTACTTCAAGTCTGGATGAGGGGGCGGTTGTTAGAGGTGGGAACTCAAATCAAGCTTTCGGTCATTGTTACGTGGATCTGGAAGAGGACTATGTATCCCTTAAAATGTATCTTATGGGATATACTCTATCTGAAAATATAAGGCAGAAGGTAGAGGAAGCTATGACAAAGAAAGACCAAAAAGAAAAGCAGTTGGAATTTGACTTTATGAAGGATCCAAAATACGTAACTAAATTTTGTAGAGGTTGTGGGAATAAAGTAAGTAAAGACGACAACTTCTGTGGAAAATGTGGAGGAAAATTATAATGTTTAAAAAAGAGAAAAGGTTCACTAAAGAAGAGGTAGAGAAGTTAGTAGAGGTAGCAAAAGAGTATAACAAACTTAAAAAGTGTCTTGGTATCGGTCAGGCTGAATATGATTATGATACGAAAACATATAACCTGACACAGAGGTTAGACCTAACTAATCCTGTAGTTAAGGAATTGGGTATATTGTCGGTAAAGGTGAATATGATTCTAAATCATCTTGGTCTGGCTTATAACGAGGAACCAAGCTTGTTGAAACTTAGGAAGTGTGTTGAAACAGAGTAGTAAAACTGGAAGGGCTGGGACAACTAGTCCCAGCCCTTTTATTTGGTAGCCCGAGAGAGATTTGAACTCCCACGCCATTTCTGGCAACAGGTTCTAAGCCTGTCGTGTCTGCATTCCATCCATCGGGCCAAAATGGTAGCACTGGTGAGATTCGGACTCACACTATACGGCTTTTAAGACCGTCGCCTCTGCCAGTTGGGCTACAGTGCCTTGGTGCGTGAGGAAGGACTCGCACCTTCAGAACAATAGGTTTGAGCTATTGATGTCTGCTAATTGCATCACTCACGCCTGGCAGGCCTAGTAGGAGTCGAACCTACTACCCTCAGTTTAGAAAACTGATGCTCTGTCCAAATGAGCTATAGGCCCACAAAATGGTCTGCCTAAAAGGACTTGAACCTTTATCCTACTCCTTAGGACGGAGTTGTGCATCCAATTACACCATAGGCAGTGGCTCCCCAAGAAGGAATTGCACCCTCACTTTCTCGGTCCGTAGCCGAGCGGTTTCTCTATTAACCTACTGGGGATGGTCTATGCGAAAGGAATTGAACCTTTATAGGACGCCTTATCGAGACGTTGCTTTGCCGGTCAGCCACGCATAGGTAAAAATGGTAGTAGGGAGTGGATTCGCACCACTATCACGCTCCAGTCCAGAGCTTCTGGTTTATAAGGCCAGTGTTTTACTGTTAAACTACCCTACTATGGTAGGCAGTGAAAGAATTGCACTCTCATCTTCTGGGTGTAGACCAGATGTCCTTCTGTTGGACGAACCACCCTTTCAATGAACTATAAATGGCTCCGAGGACAGGACTCGAACCTGTATGCCTTTCGGCGGCTGGTTAACAGCCAGCTGGGTGACCAATTACCCGACCTCGGAATGGTGCCGGAAGAGGGTGTCGAGCCTCATCTTTGGCTCTTCAGACCAACGCTCTTACCAGTTGAGCTATCCCGGCATATTACAAATAACAATGGAGCAGGTGATGGTAATCGAAACCACGTATCGAGTTTGGAAAACTCGCATTCTGCCATTGAATTACACCTGCCTAAATTGGAGCTCCGTCCCAGATTTGCGCTGAGCTCCCCGGTTTACAGGACCGGAGCATCGCTATCAATGCTTACGGAGCAAATGGAGCCCGGTAAGGGAATTAGACCCTTTCTTTCACCTTGGCAAGGTGACGTACAAATCATTATACGAACCAGGCTGGTGGACCTTGCCAGAATCGCACTGGCATCTGCTGATTGCAAGTCAGCCATCCTACTATTGAAGGAAAAGCCCTTTACAAAGAACAAATGGTGGTAGGTGATGGACTCGCACCATCGAACCCCTTTCGGGGACCTGGTTTACAGCCAGGCGGAATTGCTACTATCCCAACCTACCAAATGGGGTGACCGGAGGGAATTAAACCCTCTTGTCGTGGGCCACAACCACGTGCCTTATCATTAGGCTACGGCCACAGCGTTAGTGGGCTACAAATACTTTTCCCACAAATCGTGTATTTCACCTATCTTGATACGTATGATTTCCCTGAAGCCGTGAGGCTTGCTTGGAATACGTATTAAATGCATACCGGCTTCTTGTGGTGTCCTGTTGTCTTTTACAGCATTACAACCGCTACAAGCAGACACCGTGTTATCCCATACCGATAGACCTCCCCTAGATTCAGGTATAACGTGGTCTACGGTTATCTTTTCCTTACGTGTCTTTTCAGCACAGTATTGGCATACGAAGTCGTCTCTGCGATGTATGTTATTCTTGGTGTAGGATACGTAAGTTATACGAGCATACACTACTTTTACATACTTCCTTAGACGGATAACTGCCGGAACCTTCATTTCCATACGTTGAGAGTGAATTACCTTATCATACTCTTCCTCAACGATAGCCCTGCCTGTAACAGCAGCGCAAACTGCCGACTTCCAATCAGTTACACCAAGAAACTCATAACTTGCGTTTAACACTAATACTCGCATATACTTCTCCTTTATAAATGGTCAGGATGGCTGGTTCTGCCCCAGCGGCCCTCTGGCCCCAAACCAGATGCTCTGCTATCTGAGCTACACCCTGTTATTTGCTCATTAACATTAACTATGTTAAAGTGCATAATGGCTGTGGAGTATGGAATCGGACCATAACCTTAACTTTCAGAGAGTTATGTGCAACCACTACACCACTCCACAATATGGCTGACGAGGGAGGTACCGCCCCTCCACCCCAAGATTCAAAGTCTTGTACGCTACACTACTACGCCACTCGTCAATGGTGGACCCGTCTCTCCTTTCAGGGAGAGGTATCTATTCAGACTACAACTGCCTAGGCAGCTAGCCTACCAGGCCCAAATCTGGTGAACGAGGTGAGATTTGCACTCACAATCTCCTGGTTAAGAGCCAGGTGCTTTAACATTTAGCTACTCGTCCGTGCCTGTGGCGAGAATTGCACTCACAACCTTCTGGTTAAAAGCCAGATGCTCTGCTAATTGAGCTACACAAGCAAAATTTGGAAACCGTGAGAGGATTTGCACCTCCATAGGAGAGCTCTGCAGGCTCCCGCCTATCTAATCAGCCACACGGTCTTGGTAGCGGGGCTGAGAATTGCACTCAGGTTCAGAGCTTATGAGACTCTGCGGCTGCTACTGCCATACCCCGCCCGAAACTTGGCGAGTCGACTAGGACTTGCACCTAGAACTGCTGTTTTGGAGACAGCGGTGATTCTAATTTCACCATCGGCTCTGGCGGAAGGTGGTAGAGTTGAACTACCAAGCCCTTGCAGGCTCCTATTTTCAAGACAGGTAAGCTCGCCAATGCTCAGACCTTCCGTAAAATTGGCGGAAGGTGCGAGATTTGAACTCACATAGGATTTGGTCCTAACTGGTTTAGCAAACCAGCGCAGCCAACCGTATCTGCCTACCTTCCTAATCGGTGAACTATAACCCGGATTCTGTATTTGGTAATCATCTATCTAAGCTCCCTACCCGATACTATTGACCGAGCCAGCCAGTATCCTATGTGGGATTGCTCCGCGTAGAGATTGGCCGTTTCACATTACTCGTCTCTGTTCCTCTAATCCTCACGTAAACGTGGGTAAGTTTATTAGACTTACTACACTGCTCTATGGAGTCCGGAGTTTCCTATGTATAGTAGACTAAACACGTATATAGTTTACTAAACATCGATTACCTGTTCACCAAGTTTGGCGGTCTGTACGGGCTTCGCTCCCGTGGTCTCTGGATTGACAATCCAGCGCATTCGGCTGGGCTATGCTAACAGACCTAAATCAAAGAACAATGGTAGGGCTGGTCGGTACTGACCCGGCGACTTCAGGCTGAAAACCTGATGTGTTACCTTTACACCACAGCCCCAAATAGACAACAAAAAAAGACCTAATCCTTTTAAGTCGCAGTTCGTCCGTTTTTACTTCTTTGGAGAACTGCTACCTAATCGAATCGGTCTTATTTATATACAGAGCAGTTTCTCCTGTCACTGGACAGAGTGCGACGCCTAACGTCGGTTGCTGTTTGCACCCGGCGAATCGCTCGCACCACATATGTCTACTTGACAGGATCATTGAAAACTACTCCTTTTAAACTTCTACTATACTATGTAGTAATAAGTATATCACAAGAACGTGTTTTGTCAAATTTATTTTTAATGAGTAGAGGTTGGAATATGCCAACTTAGCCACCCTTTGGTGGACCTCTACTCACAACTATATTAATATGAAAGTATGGAAAATAATACATTTTTTCATATTAATATATATGACTGCATCTAAATACAAGGTAGTATGAATAAGTTATCTAAAAGGATAGATATATTGTTTGAGTCTCTTACTAAAGAGGATTGGTATGGGTATGTTAAATCTATGCCGATGCTCCAGGCCGCTGTTGAGGTATTAAACAAGTTGAATACAGTTGGAAAGGCATATATCGTGGGTGGGGCTGTTAGGGATCTCATTACTGGTGATAAAGAACCAGACGATATTGATATTGCCACTGACGTTCCAATAGAACAAATATCGAGTATGTTTGAGACATTTGATAAAGGAAAAAGCAAAGGATTTGGGATAGTTGCGGTAAAGCATAATAATTATGTATTTGAAGTAGCTCAATTTAGGGAAGATGGAGAATACCTTGATGGTCGAAGGCCGGAAACAGTAAAGGTAGGCGTAGACTTCAAAACTGACGCAGCTCGTAGGGATTTCACTATCAATGCAATGGGTATAGATAGTGAAGGTACTATATATGACTATTTTGACGGTATAGAAGATATTAAGAATAAGACTTTACGCACGGTAGGAGATCCTAATAAGCGGTTTGAGGAAGATTACCTGCGTATGTTACGTGCTGTTCGGTTCAGCTCAAGAATGGGGTATGAAATAGACCCGGAAACTTACTCTGCACTAAAGAAACATTCCAGCAAGATAACAAAGATAGCCCCAGAACGTATAATGAAAGAAGTGGTAAAGATGGCCGAACAGGAAGGTCCAAAGTTCGCATCTGCGCTACAGGTGCTTAAAGACACAGGGCTACTTCAATACATAATACCAGAAGTAGTTGATTTAGAGCGATATGAGCATAGTCCAGAACACCATCCTGAGGGTAGAACTGTATATGACCATATTATAGCCGCACTACACCAAAACAAACTAGATAATCCCATGATTAACTTAGCTATTCTTTTACACGATATAGGTAAACCTCCTGCGTTTAAGAAAGAGGGAGATAAGATGTCGTATATAGACCACGCAGAGAAAGGGGTCCATATAATAGAGCAGATTGCAGATAGGCTTAAAATGGATAATGAGACAAGAGAAGCTCTTATCTTTGCCTGCCTACATCATATGAAGTTTTCCAGATTTGTAGAGATGTCCGATAAGAAGATACTTGACCTCATAAACCACGATAAATGGGAAGTTCTAAAACAGACAGCTTATTCTGATAGCGCTGCCAGAAAGCACTTATTTGACCCGGCTGAGTGGAAACAGGTTGAGGATAAGGTAGAACAGATTAAACAGAAGTTCAGTGGTAAGCAGGCGTTAGATAATATCAAGAAAATAGTCAACGGAAAGCTTGTTATGCAGTTGCGTGGTATATCTCCCGGGCCGGAGGTAGGTAAATACATTAAGTCCACTATTGAATGGATAGTGGAGAATAATATCAATGTAGAGGACATAGATAAAATAAAGGGATATATACAAAGCCTTCCTTAACTAAATATTAAGTGTATGGAAGATCTAATACAGAAGGTAAACTATCTTTTTGAGCAACAGATGGATGATATTGAATCTATGTGGAAAGACTTCTCACAAGATAAGCCTGTTCATAGGGTTAATAAAGTCACTGACCAAGAGATAGTAAGTCCAAAAAAGACATTTGAAATATGGTTCCCGTTATCAACAAAAGAGTATATTGGAAAGGTTCGGTCTAGGAACATTAAAACAGCATTGTTTACTTTACTTACGAAGTTCCCCCAGATTACTTATAGAGATAAGACCTATACTTCTGATACATATTCGGAACTATATAGTTTACTAGATTCACGTGGGGATTTTGGAGCAGCTTTAGCCCATAACACTAAATAATAAGAAAGAGGACATTATGGATTTATCTGAAATAGGAAAAGTTATTAGTGAACTTGGTTTTGGAGCAGTGGCTATGTCGGCAGTTATATTTGCCTCCTGGAAATTGATGGTTTGGGGTAAAGATATTGTTGATAAGGCAATGGTTCAGTTAGAACGTGAGAGAGAACGTTCTAGTGAGGTATATACTAAATTATCCAGAGCAATTGATGACCATACATCTCAAGCTAAAGAATTTCATATGGAAGTAAGAAATGCTCACGGATACCAGAGAGATGAGCATAATAAGATAATGGACGGAGTTGTAACTGTATGTTCCGAACTAAAAAGATGTTCGGATCAACAGCAAGACAATGCGGACCAAAGGCAGAAAGAACACGAAAAAATGATAACTAACTTAGATGAACAATATAAAGTTCTTTTAAGAATAAATGGGGAGAAACATTAATATGAAAGAGATTAATTTACAAGATATGGCAAGGATGTATAAAAAGGAATATGAGTTCCTTAATAAAGAGTTAGAGAGATTAGAGAACGTAATGGATAATGACGATTACGAGCTCACATCTAGGGACGATATGATTTTAAGTATAGCAAAAAGCTTAACAAATCCTCCCCACACGATATCGAATTCACAGATTGCTTTTCTATGGAATATGGACAAGAGATCTACAAATAGGATTACTACCGACCTTACAACAAAGAAGCTTAAAGGTAAGATGGAACCTAATAAGAAGTTAAGGCCGGGAGCTTTTAATCAAGACACTACTGCTGACGCTCCCCACCTTCAAGAGCCGGAAGATATAATGGAAAGTTTTTATAGATTATCTGGCACCACTGCCGTTGTTAATGAGCAGTCTGATGGGGATTATGAAACAGCTCGTAAGATAGCTGATAGGCAAGAAAATAAAGGCCCGGTAACATCCTCGTCTGCGAGTGCTTGGGCTAAAGAAGCTGGTATTTCTATAGATAATATTGATACTGTCGTTCATTTAGCAAACGAGATACTTGGATACGAGGGTTTAGATGAAGGAAAGAAACGTAATTTTAGTATTGGGTCGTTGAAGAAGAAAGCAATAAGTCTACGTAAAAGAAGTATGGATATAGTAGATAAAGTATATGAAATGGATGAAGCTGAGGGTGACCATCTAAATGAACTTCTAAATGACGAGAGTTTTATGCGTGGTGTTAGTGGGAATTACGCAATGCAGGAAGTAGAATCGGAACTAGACGAGCAGGGGGCAGGTGCGGCTGTAGCTGGAGTTCCCGGAGCGGCAAAACCAGGTGAGGGTTATACTATGGTTGGAGCTGGAACTGGTGGAACTGGTCCTAGTTATGGTAAAGAAGAATTAGAGGAAAAGAAAGCCCCTAATTCCGGAACAGTTGCTTTTCACTTTACAACAGAAGACGGAATACCTTATTTCGGTGAAGCGGACGTGGTTGTAAGCAAGGACGTAGATGATGCTCAGGGCCCTATGACTACAATTGATAGTATTAGGGTAAAGTCGATAGTAGACCAAGAGGGTAACCCGGTTGCTGTAACAGACGAAATGAAGTCGGCTGCCAAGCAGGCGGTAGAGGAAATGGAAGACCTTGACCTTATGGTAAGTGCTGGATACGAAGATGACGATTACTCAGGTGATGATATAGACGAGAAGGCTATAACAGCAGATACATACCTCGCAAAAGAAGCGGAGCCTCAGGGCCCCCGTTCTCCGAAACCAGGAAGTTCGACTATAAGTGAATCTAACGAAGGCGTTATGAAGACCCTTGCCACAAGAAAGCTTTATAAAGGTAAAGGTAAGCCGGAAGATGAAGATCCTATGAAACAGCTCCAAAGGAAAGATGTATGGATACCGAAAGAGAAGAAGTCTGATATTATCGCAAAGTTTAAGGATAGGGTCCAGACAATGTTGAAAGAGATGCAGTTGGAGGAAGCCCCTGCTACTGAAACAGAGGTTGAGCCGACAGTTGAGCCGACTACCAGGCCGGATAAGACAAATGAGCCTAGGAATCCAGTAAGAAAGTCACCTGGGATAACTCCGAAACCGAAAGCAGAGGAATCAAAGTCAACTAATCCAGACGTAGACTTATTTTTAAAGAATAGGGGACTTAATAGGAATTAATATGGGATTACTAGAGAAATTTAATAGAATAGTAAAAGAAGCCGATATAATCCATCCTGAAAAGAAAAGATGGGGAAAGACCGGGGATGAAGATCTGAATAAGATACTTCCTCAACTTTCCACTGAAGAGGAAAAATCGTATTTTACTACTATTTTTAGTGACCATTATAAGAGTGTAGTAGCAATGATAGAAAAGTATACTGGAACAAGGGTTACCCACGCAAATCTACCAAGTTTAATACAGCTTCTCCAATCTTCTTTAAATAAAATTACCTCATTAGAGAGAAAACATAAGAAGTATTTAGAGGAACTTGTTCTTACTACTATTTTTAAAGTAGACGAATTTAAGATGATAGAAGAGCTGTATATGAATAACGAATTGAAGTTTGATATTAAATTAGATACCCCAGACTTATCTAGGGCGTTGGAGAAACTTCCTCCAGAAGAGGAAGAAACAAACCTATCTCCGGAAGAGCAGTTTAATGCTGTAATGTTTGATGGGTTTTCAAACCTTTCGGAAGAGAAGCTGATGAGGCGTTTCCAGAATATGCTTATTTCTGGTGGTTCTTTCTCTAAATTTGAGCTATTTACAGAGGTAGCAGACAGTTTGAATAGGATAGACCCAACACTAACAAATCTGTATGGCATAGTTTCATCACTCGCACAATTAGGGTATTGGGTTACACCGTTCGGTGTAGAAGAGGCTGCCGCTGGTAGTAGCGCAGGTGGATCTGAGGAAGTGAAGCCGCAGGGTGATATTTACGTTATTAAGGCAAGAGGGATGAACTTCCCATTCTTAGTCCACGAAACGTTAAAGGGTATATACGAATATCAAGCAATGGACCCAGAACATCAAGTAGCTATGAAACACGATACTATAGGGGCAGAAACAAAGGATATATTAAGTGGGGTTGGTGTATTTAAGACAATAGCTTCATATCTCACACCAGAACAGCAGGAGTTACTGCCTGTTATTCAAGCTAGGTTAGTTAAAGTTAATCCACAGCAGATACAAGATATACTAGCAAAGAACGATAATGGTAAGAAGCTAATGGATACGTTCATTAAAGATGCTGAGAATAGTGTTGGAACTTTCAAGAAAGCTAAGACAGACAAATATGCCGATTTTAAATGACGATGTATTTAAACCAGCTGATAAAGACGATATCCAAAGACGGAAGGTTGAGTTTGCGAAGTCTAGGGGTGCTTGGGTAGAGACAGCTCGCAGAGAATTGGGGGAAGTTGAAGGCGTCGAGGTTGAGATTACTACTTCTTGGGAAGGGGACGCCGGTGTGTCAATGGAATCCCAGTCTAAGGGTAACTCTGGTGAGTCGGAATGGATAGTATATCCAAACTATGAATCTGCCGAAAGAGCGGCTATAAACCAGGCTAAAGATGATTTGGATGCAGATATAGGAAACTTTAAACCAGAGTTTATTAGGCAGTTTATGTATATATCTGATACAGATAGAAGGATTATAGCAGGTGAAGAAGCAGATTCGAGAATGGAAGGTGTAGACGAGCGGGAAATGCTTGAACTTACCGGTAATGAGCAAGATTATGATGAGGCTGAGGAAGCCGGGCTCGTGGATGAAATGAGTAGGATTTTGGATGAAGCTAAAGAGCAGCTACAAGAGAAATACTATGATGACATCTATGCAAGATTAGAAGACCCTATTAACTATTTTGTTGTAGAATTAGGAGCATACACAGAAGAGCAGTTGTTTAAAGTAAATTGGATTAGCATACATTCGGATGCGGCGGCAGAAGCGGCCATAGATGCTGACGGTGTAGCTCATTTTTTAGATAGATATGACGGAGAAGGAATAGAACTACCATCCGGTGCGATAGCATACGGAACATAAGGGAGAAATAAAATGGAAATAGGGTCTAGGGTAAAACATATTACAGAGGGTAAACTGGGACATATAGTAAACGCAAGTTCGGAATGGAACTTAGTGCTTTGGGATGACGGGAATATCGTTCCCGAAGATGATGAAGCTTTAGAAATTTTAAAAGAAGATATTGGAAGAGTGCAGGAAGAAATTGCGTTTGATGAGGATAGGGTTATAGAGTTAATGAAGGATGCTGGTTGGGGAGACGCAGTTTACGCCAACAAAGACGATTTCGAGAATTCGCATTTCTTTAATAACCCCGCAAACGAAGATGAGTATGCCAAGCAGTTTGATATGTATATGCATACATTATCAGTAGGGGATGATATAGAAGAGGATGCATCGTCAAGCACTACCCAAACCCTAGACCCGAATAAACCGAACACACCTCAGACTTTTACAGACCCAAATAAACCCCAGACTCAAACGTTAAGCCCTAATCCGAACCCAACACCAACGTTAGAACAATTACCTACTCTTAAATCCCAGGATAAGATTACTATAAATGGTATTCCATCTGGGGACCAGATGAGTTCCTATAATGGTAAGCAGGCCGTGGTGGTTTCAACAGGTCCGGAGGGAACTACTCTTAATGTCGGTGGTGAGAACGTTATATTCAATAAGCCGCAATATCTTAAGAAATTGAATGAGAAAGATACTGCTACTTTTGACCGTAGCGCAGATAGGGGCGTCGGTAAGGGTGATGACGATAAGAAGAAAGAAGATAAGAAAGAAACTGAAATAGAGACCCCCGTTTCAGCTTGGAGAAAGAAGTTTAAGTTTAGTAAAAAGGAAGATAAGAATGTTAGTGAAGTTCAAGATTAAAGGACTTACAAATGTTCCGTCGTTCCAAGAGCATATACAAGGCAAAGCCGGAGACGGATTTGTATATAGGAACTTGGGAAATAGGATGGAGTTGGATATAGTTAGAATGTTTGTATTTGATTTGGCGGGGAAGTTAAAGAAGGCGGGTGTTCCAGAGTTTAAAGTATCTAATTCTCCATTCTTTTTAGGACAGACAGCCGCATTTTGGGTATGGCTATCTGATCGGTGGAGAGATTACGTAGAGGTAGAACAAGTGAGTGAAATGAAAGATAGATTTTCTGAAGCTATTGACCGAGATGAGGAAACAGGTGATCTTGCTTGGTATGAATCCCCTTCTGGGCAGAGTAGACGTGGTAAGATTACGCAGATAAATCAATCTGAGGGATATATGGTTATTTCCGATATCGTGACAAAATCTGAATATACAGTTGCGATACACGAAGACGTATTCAAGCCTGCTGATAGGAACGACCTTAAAAAGAGAGAGCAAGATAGACCTCCCCTAACCATTGACGATTTAGAGGAAATAAATGTCCTTAGGGGTATATTTGATGAAAACCATAGTCAGGGGAGTAAAGTTGCCGATAATGTTTGGGTGAATATGATAAATGCTTTACTTAAAAAATCCAAACGTCCTTTTTCGGATTTGACACATTTAAGCGATGAGATTTTAAATCTACTAATGACTTTAGATGACATTCATCTTGATAATGAGCGTACGCATATGGCCGGAGTTATAAAGCGTGATTCTGCAAGGCGTAGTGCTTTAAGAGAGGAAAAAGGAAAGAAGTCCTTTACAACCGAAGAAGCTAATAAGCTGGCTAAGGAACAAGGATATACTGGGGATTCGCAAGAGTTTGCTTGGGGTCTGGATATAGAGTTAGAACACGGAACTATAACACCCGATACAAATGTTACAGATGACGATCCTACTAAGACGGCAAAGATAGCTTTAGCGCATTTGAATGAGATACCGGACTATTATACAAGGTTAAGAGCATTAGAAAAAGCGGGTAAAGCAGCTAAGAAAGGGTAATATGCTTATAAATCCAGAAAATGCAATAGCAACACAAGATGATAAGGCTGTCATAGAACAGAAGATAACCGAGCTTGGTAATGCCATAGTAAATAGGGCTAATCAAGATAGACAGACAACTAAGGATATATATGAATTTATACGTAGTGAAATTGCTACGATAGAGGAAGATTACGAGAAGGCAAAACACATTTACAATTCTGCCTTTGAAGCTATACAGGGGGAACCTAACGACCAGATAAGAAGTGTAATGCTGTGTAAGTTGGGTAAGCCTCCGAGAAAGCAGAATATAGTGCATTACATAGAGCAAATGAACAAGGCAGTTGAAAATAGCATTAAGTCTTCGGATAGTATAGTCAATTTGCTAAATACAGTAGCAAGGGCTAATACTACGAAGGTTAAAATAGATAAGGTTGAAGTAAACAACCGCTCCCTCTTATTAGACCAAATTATTAGGGAAGAGGAAGAAGAAAAACTAAATAATAAGGTATAGGAGCTAAAATACTATGGCAGATAAAAAGAACACACTCTCACAAGAGTTCGATAGGATCCAGGGAAAGATAGATACTCTGTTTAGACCTATCTACGACCCAATCGATGAATTTTTCTTTAAACTCGTAGGCGAGTTTCAGAAAGCCGGAGTTGATTTCCTGGAAATAAATCATGGAAAGAAATCAGCAATTGCAAAGCATAGCAATTATTACGAGTACCCTGAAAGACGATATGCAGTTACAGTTAATGACAATAATAAGGTTAAGTTCTATGAACTTGAATTTTCTAATAATGAGGCTGGGTCTAGTCCTGCCAAAGAGATACCACAGAAAGAGTTTGAAGACCTTACTATACCTACCTATTTGAAACCTAATCCTTTAATGAGTAAGGAAGACCAGGAGCAGGATAAAACACCGGACGAAGCCAACTATCCTGAGGGGTCAAAGAAGAAAGACGATAAGGACGCCATAACAAAAGAGAATCCTAAGGACCATCCGGAAATTAAGAAGAAAAACGTTAATTATGGTGATACATTAGCTCCTAAGAATAAGATTAAAGAAATGAATGAAGAAGCTCAGACTTCATACACCGGAACTGTTGGTAACCTCGGACCTATGGAGGGTTTTAATACAACTGGGTATGATTGGATGAACAAAATACCCAGAAGAACAGTAGAGATGATAGAAGATAAAGTAAAGAACGGGCTTATATCAAGAGAAGACGCAGATGAGATATTATCTTCTATTGCTAAGTCAGAAGGAACTAAGAAAACATCGGCAGTTCCAGCTCCTGGTTTAACAGATGGCAGACCCGGAGATGAGGTTGAGGGGATGTATGAAGATAGAGCAAGCCAGTTTGTTAAAGATAAGCAGGGCATTTCTATAACAAAGGACCAAAGAAAGGGTCAAGAACTTAGGAAAAAGAAAGATGCCAAGAAAAAAAGCAGATAAAGAAACACTAAACGAAGAGCTTGAGATTGAACAGGAATTGTCCAAAGACAATATTACTCCTATTCAAGATAGAGTTACTAAGCTTTTTGATGATATAGGAACTGATACAGTTGTAGATTCGGATACAGAAGTAGAAGAAACTAATTCGGTTATTGGGTTAGATTGGATAGATATTTCAGAGACTCTGAATAGTCATATAAATGACCCAGAACTAGAAGACGCTATTATGGAAGAACTACACTCTAAAGCGGGGGAGTAAATAATGAAAATTGTAAAACTTTTAACAGAGCATTCTTGGGTATCTCCTTGGGATTTGGACCTGGATAAAACAACAATAGACCAAAAAGGTAAAATTGATTCTGTCTATCCGGAACTAAAAGGAGAGGGGCAGTGTCCTTTCTGGAAAACACTTAAATCAAAGATACACGGAGAAGATGGAGAGGGAGCAAAGGTTCCAAAAAGCTTCGCTTTAGAGGTAGCAAAAGAATACAAGATACCATTAGACCCAAGCTATTCAACTCCTTGTTGCATTTGTTCTGGTAAGTCTTGTACGTTTTTTGGTGGTGTCGCAGGTGGTAAGATTAGCTGTAACTTTAAGGTCGGAGCTAAGCCTATAAAGAAAACAGCCGCTCCGAAAGTAGAAGTTCCGGGAGCTCCTAAAACAGAGGCTCCGGCGCAGGAAGGACCGAAAGTTGATGTGGAGAGACGATAATGGATCTTAATGAATTTTTAACTTCGATAGGATTTGGTAGAACTAAATCTAGTAGTCTAGATGATATCTTAAAAGAGTCATATTCTCTAGCTTTTCCTTATAAAATAGTACAAGAAGAGGTTGGGGTTAGCGTACTTTGTCCGAAGTGTAAAGGAACAATAGATTACTACGGAGATGCTTTACGTGGTGGTCCTGAAGGATCAGAAATGGCTACTGAGTGGAAATGTCCTCAGTGTGGTGAGATTTTAGTTGGTGACGATTATAATGAAATGGACGAAGATACTCCCTTTGATAAGTCGGCTAGTATATGGGGATCCCATCCTCCGAAAAGACAGCCAACCTCTATGGTTACGAGAGATACTGCTTTAACTCCGGAAGTCTTACCAAAGCACTACGACAAGAATAGAAAAGCTCTTATGCAGGTTTTAAGCACATTTGGAATTCCATCCGAAACAGCCGATGAGATTATACGTAATAGTGAATCTCCGGAAGCTAAAGAGAAGATGAAACGAGTTATATTTAAGGTTTTAACATTGAAATATGGACTACCTGAGACAGAAGCCAAAGAGTTTATGGATAAGTATGGAGAGGCTGATGTTGACGATATGATTAAAGGTGTTATGGGTATTTTAGGTAGAGAAGCCCTCCCAGGTGCTACCAGAGGAGCTCCCAGATTAAGCCATATTAGGGAAGCTATGGATAGGGTTTATAGACATTTGAGCTTTTATAACTTATTTGAGGGATTTGGTTCAGCAAAGAGGACCTATGTGGATACAGGCAAACTTCATAAGAATCCAGCAGAAGGATTAAGAATACTAAAAATGCTGGCAGAGAAAGACCCCACGTATCCAGAGAAGGGGAAGTATGTTGAATGGATGGCTAAGACATTTCGTTCTATGCCTTCTATGGCAAAATATGAGGCTATAAGAGACTTTGATAAATACTGTGAATTAAACCAGATAGAGAAGAAGGATATTAACCAATACGCAAATATAGAACAAGTGGATGATGCGGTTAGGGTAGCCGCCGCAAAGTATCAGGCTAAAAAAGGAGAAGCCGAGTCAGAGACCGAGCATTTCCGAATAATTCGTCTTTCTAAGGATATAAAGAGTTTAGATAAGGCAATAAAAAAAGAGACAGATCCAGCAAAGAAAAAGAGTATGTTAGCCAAGAAGGCAAAATTAGAAAATGAAATACAATCTACAAAAGGATTCCTGAAAGATTTAGATCCAAAAGATATTGTTTGGAAGGGCGCAAAAGTTATAGTTGTCCGACCTCCTAGTGTAGAAAAGAGTTGTAAGTATGGTGTAGGAAGTAACTGGTGTACTGCGGCTCAGGGGTCTAGAAATTATTTCAATAGCTATTACTTCGGTAGGGGTGTTAATCTCTACTATATGATACCGCTCATAGATTTAGGTGATGAGAAGTATAATAGGATTGCTATTGCCACATACCCCAATAGCAAAGAGAGGGAATATTACGATATTCACGATTCTCGTATAGATAATAAAACTCTTATTGACATAATGCGTAAACTCGGCTTCCCAGAAGACGAGATCACTGGACCAAACGGAAGCGTAAAAGAATAGAGAAAATATGGCTCGCCCAACAGATGAATTTATAGACACAGAGTTGAGGAAGTGTCGGCAGGATTTTGCTTATTTCTGTCGGACATACGTTACTATCCAGCACCCTAAGCTGGGTTTTATTAAGTTTAATCTATACGATTACCAAGAAAGAATATTCGCAGACTTCCAAAATGAACGATTTAATATCATAAAGAAACCCAGACAGATGGGGTTATCTACCCTTGTGTCGGTCTATGTCCTATGGTTGGCTATGTTTAATAGAGCCAAAGAGATAATGATTATATCTATAGGAGCAAGAGAATCCAAAGAGTTCCTAAAGCATATAAAAGTAGCACACGATAGGTTGCCACAGTGGTTGGGTGGGTCATTAGAGCAAGATAATAAGTCTACTATGGTGTTTGATAATGATTCACGAATACAATCCATACCTTCTCCTAGATACGCTGCCAGGTCATTTTCGGCTTCCTTGTTGGTAATAGACGAAGCGGCTTTTATACAGAATATAGACTCTCTGTGGACATCGGCATTCCCTATTCTATCTACTGGTGGCAAATCAATAGTTCTATCAACTGTAAATGGAACATTCGGAACAGGGCAATGGTTTTATGAGAAATGGAATGAAGCTAAGCTTAAAAATAATAACTTTAATCCTGTTGATATTGCATATACAGAACACCCTGAATACCGATTACCTGGTTGGGCCGAGGCTCAGAGAAAGGACTTAGGAGAGCTTAAGTTCGCACAAGAAGTATTAGGGGATTTCTTGGGAGGCACGAACACCTTTATCGCAAGATCTATTATAAATAGGTATCTTGATATAGAGGGTAATGGTGAACATAAGCTTACGAAAGACCCCATAGAACATAGGTTACAAGGACAGCTTTGGATATGGGAAAAACCAGATCTACAGTCTTTTTATGTTATGGGCGCTGACGCTGGTAAAGAAGGAACCGGTCAGTCTAATTCTGCGTTTCACGTAGTTAATGTCGCAACAGGGGCGCAGGTAGCAGAGTTTTGTGGAAAGATAGATACCATAACTTATGCCAAACATATGAACGACATTGGTAGAGAATACAATACAGCTTTTATAGTATTAGAGACTAACAATATGGGATTAGCGGTAATGAACGAGTTATATCTGAATTTAAAATACCCCAGTGTGTATTTCAGAAAAACTGGGGCTCCTGGGTGGGATACTAATTTAAGAACTCGACCTTTTATTATTCAAGCAATAGAACAGATATTTACCAAAGAACTATTAAAGGTATTAAGCATAAGGACTATAAACGAGCTCCAGACCTTTGTGGCTGACATAGAAACTGGTAAGATATCCAAACAGAGGGGGGCTACGGATGACCTGCTTATATCGTTAGGATTGACGTTTTTAGGCATACAATCTGCTGTTATGAGCAACCCTGCTATGGCAGCTCTATATGGGAAACTACGTGAAGAATCTTTACTTGATGTTAACCAATTTGTAGAGTTAAAGGAAGATTACGAAGGATTACGAAAGGGAACAAGAGGTATTATAACAGGTAGCACATCAGATAATTTAACTGCTTTTGTAAGCTTCCAGAACTTAGGTGTATACTCTGTGCGTAAAGATAAGCTACAACCTCTTAAAAGCTTTAATGAGTATGACGTTATTCGATGGGCCTTAAAAGAAGACCCATATACAGTTAAGGTTAAAATGGAAGAGGGTAGGGAAGTGAGTGAAGATATAAGATGGCTACTGGGATAATACTAAATACTATGTATATGACTCTTAATGAAACCCTATCTAAAATAGATAAGATATTTGAAGATGGAATTACTCCTTTAGCTTCAGTTCCTACCGAGCCGGTAGCAAGTGGTTTGATGGCTACGGTTACTAGTAAATTAACTGGTATATGGAGTAATCCTGGGTTAAGTAAATATAGAAAAGTTACACATAATGAGGTTGAATCAGCATATACTAAAAGTTATGATAAAGCTATTAAGGGTTCCGAACAGATCAAAAGAGAACTACATCTTGTAAATGAAGTAGACCCTAGTATAATGCCGGGTAATGTAAGCAATAAAACTAAGGCAGTTGTTAGTGAGGTAGCTGAGACTACTGGTTTAAAGATAGATCAGATAAAGAAAATGCTTTTAGAAATATTTCAAGAAGTGGCTAACTTGAAAGCAACTATGCCTGCGGATAAAAGAGCTAAGGCAATGTTAAAACTTGTTGGTAGGGTAGCTGCTAATTATAAATTAAAAGAACAGGATATAAATACTCTTATGTATTTAATATGGGAAGATGGTTCTCAAATTGATATAACTTTTGGAGATCTGGTTAAGAAAGTTTCAAGTAGCACTATTGGTCAGGGTACTGCCGGTCAGACCGGTCAGAGGGTTCCTTAATGAGTAAAATAAAAGAGAGGGTACAATAAAAATGGCGAATAATAATGACGAGTTGATTTTTAAGGATAATTCAGAATTCATAGACAAGGTGATGAAGCCGCAAGAGGATAAGTTCTTTAAGAAACAGACTACCTTTACTAAGATAAAGAACTACTTCAAAAGGCAAGAGATACAAACAGCGGATTCCCTTGATTCCAACCTTAAAGTCGCAACCAAAGATTCTTTATGGTATTACTCGCAGTTGGGGTGGGCTTGGGCGTGGTATGAAAAGAACATAGCCAAGCTATCCATAGATAGACGTAGACGATACGAGGAATATAACCTTATGGACCAGGATGCTATGATATCCGGTTCTCTGGACGTGTATGCCGATGAATGTTGCTCTATGAGTATAGAAGAAGGAACGACCATAAATGTAGAATCAGAGAATGATAAGGTTACAGAGGAAGTAGAAGACCTTTTCTTTGAGACACTTCAGTTAGAAGACCAAGTATGGGGATTATCTAGAGATCTTATTAAGTTTGGTGATTCTCCATTTGAAATAGTAATGAACGAGGCCGAGGACGGTCTGGCAAAACTTATACCGATACCTCTTGACGGTTTCTACAGGATAGAGGAAGACAGAACACTTAAAAGGTTTGAATTCAGATTACAGGAATCTCTTACAGATGCCACAGCTAACCTAGACGCACAGGGAGTTCCTCAGACCATACAAAAGATAGAATACGAGCCTTATCAGGTCTGCCATTTCACATTAAAGACCAATGACCCAAGACTTTCTCCATATGGACTTTCTATCCTAGAGGGAGCAAGAAAGACGTGGAAACAGCTTAAAATAATGGAAGAATCTCTCATTATTAACCGATTAACGAGAGCTCCTGAACGCAGGGTATTCTATATTGACGTAGGTAATATGGGTCCTGCCGAAGTTAAGACCTTTATCAACCAGATTAAGCAGGATTACGCAAAAAGGCAGTTCTACAACCCAGTATCGGGTGAAATAGACCAAATGGCAAGTCCTCTCGCACAGCAAGAGGATTTCTATATACCTACCAGAGAAAGCACAACCGGGCAACGAGGAACAAGGATAGAAACACTTCCGGGTTGGACTACCGGCCTTGACCAGATAGCGGATATAAACTTCTTTAGGGATAAGATTATGGCAGCCCTAAAGATACCGCCTGCCTACCTTGGTAGGCTTACTGGAACACCAGACGGTTCTACAAACGTAGATATGACCAAATCCGGTCTATCTGTATTAGATAAACGTTTCGGCAGAACTATAATGAGGATCCAGAAGGCTATCGTATCGCAGTTGTTTAAATTGGCATATATACAGCTATTTTTGAAAGGTTACTCTGCTGAGGATATTAAGTCCTTAAAGATAACTATGACTATACCTTCAAATATAGATGAACTTACGAAACTTGAACTTATCAACGCAAGGTTGAATGCACTGAATGTTGCTAAGAGTATAAATAGTATAGATGGTCAGCAATTACTTTCCGACCAGTATGTATTAAAGAATATACTTCGTATGGAAGATGAAGAGATTGAGGAAATGAAGAAACAAAGAATGCAGGAAATGCCGGCTGCTGGTCCAGCTGAACCAGGTGGCGGTGGTGGTGGCGGTGGTGGAGCTACTGGTGGGATAGAAGGTGAGTTTTCGGAGTTTGCTAAGGGCAAGGAAGGAGAAGAGCCTAAACCAGGAGAGGAAATTCCTCCTGAAGAGGGTGAGGTTCCTCCTGAAGAAGAGGGCGGTGAAGTTCCGGGTGAGGAAGTTGCCGAAAGACCGGAAGAGATGGAAGAAAGCAAACTTCCCCACAAGCATATAACTAAATATATTACAAACAGGCATAATCACTTTGATTACCTATTATATGAAGGGCAGTTCAAAGGTCTGATAGAAAATGGTGGTAAAAAAGAAAGTAAATTAATAACGTAGAGGTGGAGGATATATGAACCTAAAATACGAGGATTTAGTAAAGATTGAAGGGAATTTTTTGAAACCGACTCTTGAAAAAGTCAGGAAAGCAATACAAACAATTTTTGAGGGAAAAACAACCAGACTTGTAGGATCTGACTTCGATAAGAAGATTGTATTCTTCGTCGATAAGGACCTTAAAACAGCACAGTTTGAAGTGAATGAAGATAAAGTAAAAATTCACTCCATAGACGAAGTGTCTGTAGATTCCGAATCCTTTGGACAGAAGTTCACGTCTTTAATGTCTGAAGCCATTGATCTACTTTCCGAAAATAAAGAAGTCGATTCAAAGAGCAAGTTTAATGATGCTATTGAAGTCCTCCGTAGAAATCTATCCGGCGACAAGACAACTATTTTCGACAAACGTCCTCCACTTTGCGAACATAAGGTCTCTGTCAGAAAAATAAAGATACTCAAAGAAAATAAGAAACAGATAATTAAAGACCTTGCTAAAAATCTTAATGAGATTATGGAAGGTTATTATGGTAAAGACGTTATAAAGAACTCTTACTATGAAGTTTCTTTGAATGAGGGGAAATCTAATGAAGTCAGGACATTTGAGAAAGAGCCTTCACTTCTTAGGAAGGTAGACCTCGCAAAGAAATCAGCAAAGTCAGTGGATATGAAACCTATATTTGAAAACGTCCAGAATTGGATATCTGAGAACGAGGAAGTTTTCTTTCTTACATCAGATAAGTTCAAAGAGAGGTTAATCGAGTCTTCCAAGACTAATGTATCGGCAACGAAAGATAAGATTAACGAAGCTGTTAGGACGTTTGTGAAGATGCGGTCTGAGAACGCAGAGTTTAAGAAACTCGCAAATCAGATTCTAAGAGAACAGACAACAGACGATAGTGGTATTAATGAACCTGAAATCGGTAATGATAGAGAGCCGGATAGGGACGATCTTGACGATAAGGTAGTTTCGGACGTTGACCGGAAGTCTGATGAAGATAAGCTTGGGTTTATGAGACAGTTTGTAGATATCCTTGAGAAGCTGTTGACCAAGATTAAAGAAGTATCAGATGACGAAGAGATTCAGCGTAGGGTTGATTTCGCAGTAGAAACAATCCTTAAAGCAAAGGAAGAGCAGAGATGGGATAAAGACGAACTGGCCGAGATAGCAAAAGAAGCTATTGAATTAGCGGCTAAAGTTGAAGGTATAGAACCTATTGACACCGAGATATCCAAAAGGTCTGAGGAAGAGGATTCCGAAGCCGAGATGGATAGAGAGACTATTTCTGGGACAGAGGGTGGAACTGGGGAAGTTGGTTCATCGGAAGTTGGAATGGAACCAGAAATCGGTGGGGAAGAGGAATTTGAAACACCTGGCGAAGAGAGAGCCGAACATCTTCCTGGTGGTGAGGAAGAGGGCGGGGAAGAGGAAGAGTTTAGGCCCCGTAAGAAAGTCAGGAGAGAGTTGACCGAGGAACTTGATGTAGATAATACTGTTATTTCACCGGATGGTGATATAAGTTTTGGCGATGACGAGGAAGGACTTGAAGGCATAGATATTCCTACGGAAATGGAAAAGCTGACTTGCTATGGATGTGAGAAGGACTTTTCTGTTGAAGGTGGAAATCCATCCTATAATTGTCCTTATTGTGGTGAGGACGTAGACGGATTTGGTGTTGGGGATCCGGAAGTAGCCGCCTTGTCAAAGGCGGAGTATAATCCTCATCCTGCTGAAGAAGAGTTAGAGGAAGTTCCTGTATCAGAAGATGATGGTATGGGTAATGCCGATCAATCTTCTGTTAATGAAGCTTCTAAAATGTCTACTAATCCTGCCGTTGGTAAGATTACAGACGTTGGTGGAACTGAACTATCAGACAGCGGACCGAAGATGTCAAACAAACCGAAAGTCGGAAAGATGGAAAAAGTCGTGGGGTCAACAGAGGGTATTATAGATAAGAGTGGTGCGAAGATGGCCACTAACCCTGCTGTAGGATCGCAGACAGTAGTTGACGGAACAAAACTTCCTACTGGCGGAAAGAAGATGTCAAAGAATCCAAAGACAGGTAAGATGGAATACGTAGACGGAACAAAGCTCCCAGATAGTGGAAAGAAGATGTCAAAGAACCCCGCAGTTGGAAAGCAGGAAGTTGTAAAGGGGTCTACTGGCGAGATATCAGATAGCGGTGAAAAGATGTCTACACATCCGAAAGTTGGTAAGATAGAAACTCTTAAAGAGGGTGTTCCTTCAGCTTCTAAGAATTTAACAGCAAAGAAGTTCGGAAAGGCACTTCCTAAAGAGGATATATTCAAAGGTAAGAAAGACGATACAGATATAGATAATATAGATGATACCGATGACGATACTGGTGGCGGTGATATAGCACCTGATACAGATGTATCAGATATAGATCCGGCTGGTGCGTCAGCTCCTGAAGCTGATGTTGCTCCGGTTGACGTGGATGCAGAAGCTCCGGTTGATATGGGTACGGATGATACAGAAGCTCCGGTTGATACAGATATAAGTGTTGGTATGGATACGGAAGCCCCTGTAGACACCGATATTCCGGTTGATACGGACACGGACACGGACGATGTATCTCCAATTGATACCGATATTCCGGTTGAAGTTGGCGCAGTTGGTGTTGATATATCGGTTGGTGGAACTGATGTTGACGTAGCAGGTGGAGCTTCGCAGACTTCCGGTAAACTTCCGGATACTGGGGAGCAGATGTCGACTAACCCTCCGGTTGGTGAAGTAGAAACTCTTGGTGAGGAAGGACAGCCTCCCACATCTCCAGTAGCAAATTGTCCCACTTGTGGTGGTGAGTGTGGGGATGGTGAGTGTGCGGGAGCCGAAGAAGCTGGGGTTTCTGGCGATATGAACACACCTCCTATTGAATTAGAGGGATGTGGTAATGAGGGGTGTGGACATAAGAAGTTAAAGGATAAGAAAGCCCTAAAATTAGCAAGAGAAGATATAAAGAAGATAAGGGAAAGCATAGAAGCTGAGCAGAAACCGAAGTGTAATTCTTGTAGCAAGGAGACAACAGACCTTTACGAAGATCCTAAGACGTGGGGGCCTATGTCTAATGCTGGACAGGGTTACCTTTGTCTAGAATGTATGCGTAGAGACTTTCCTTATATGGTAAAGAAAGAGAAACTTCAGGAAGGTTTACTCGCATTTGCTAAGGCTCACGGAAATGATGATGATTCTGCTCCGATTGAGGAAACTGAGCAAGTAAACGAGTTGTTAAAACTCACAGATACCGAGTCGGCTAGTGTGTTTAATCCAAGAACACAAGATGATGCTTGTAAGTATGGTAAAGGAACTAATTGGTGCATAGCTGCTAAAGGGAGCAGGAATTATTTTAATAGCTATTTTTACGGTAGAGGAATAGAATTGTATATAGTCATTTCTAAAGAGAATCCGAAAGAGAAATATGCTATTGCGGTGGCTCCAGACGGTACTAAAGAGATGTTTGATGCCCAAGATGGTAGGGTTGAAGATATGGAAGGAACGTTAGCTAAATTCGGACTTGACCCTAAAACTATAGGTAAACCTCAGCTGGGCCGTCAGGATAATCAGGAATGGCTTGGAGACGAAGCGGATATAGATGAAGGTTCCTATCTTCCGAAAGACGCAACGGTAAACGCAACGTATGGTAGTAAGTCTAATCCAGATAGAAAGTATTACATCGTGAAAGGTAAGGACGGCGTTACCTATTGTACGTGTCCTGCTTGGAAGTTTAGCAAAGACCAGCCGAAGTGCTGTAAGCACCTTTCGGATTATACTGGTGGTGGTTCTGGTAGGGTTACGGACGAGAATAATGAGGAGTTCATTAGGGAAGCTAACTCCCCGGCAATCGACCCAGAAGTCTAAGAGAGGGTAATATGCTGGAAGATATTTTTAAACCGGCTTCTACTGCTGACTTAGAGAATAGAAATGCCGAGTATTATAAGACACCAGACGCCATAGAGCTCAAGAGAGCTTTAGATGTGGCAGATGAAGCTATAAAGCATTATGATTGGATCTTTGAAGATGAGTTCTCTGCCGGACACGCAAGAGATAGTAAGAATATGGTAGAGTTCAATATAAAGATGAGCTCTGTAAATGTTCCAGACGAGGTCCTAGATAAAGCAGAGAAGTTGGGTGTTAGAGAGCAACTTGACCAATACTTTTGGGAAGAGTTGCCGGATCAATTGAAGTTCTTTGTAGAGTGGTTGCAGGAGGACTTCCCGTTCATAGAAGATTATTACCAAGAAGGTAGAATGGGAGGATGGTTGTTATTGAAGTTAGCTCCTCCGGTGAACTACTACGAGGATGATTTGAACGGAATAAGGCAAGATTTTGAAAACCTTAATATGGATGTCAGGGATATTAAACCGGCCATAAGAGAGGTTAAGAACACAACAAAGCAATTGGAGAAAAGAATAAAAGAAATATATAGAATTGCGAGGCGTGTAGAGAACGGAAGAAAGTCATTATCGAAGGAAATGTCCTCACCCAAATACTGGGAGAGGTTTTTTGAAAACTATGCAGAGGCGGTAAATATATGAACAATAACTTGCTTGTAGAACAAACACTTTTTGAATACAAAGTAATAAAGGACGAACACGGAAAGAAGCTTCGTGGCTTGTTCCAGAAGGCAAACTGCAAGAACGAGAACGGCAGAGTATATAATAAAGAAGTTCTGGCTAGGGAAGTTCAGAAGCTTGTTGAAGCCGTAAAGAACCGTTCTCTGGTAGGACAACTTGACCATCCGCAGACAGCAACAATTGAATACGCAAAAGCAAGTCATCTAATAACAGGATTACAGGTAAACGAAAGCGACATATATGGGGAACTGGAAATACTTAATACTCCTAGTGGAAAAATCGTAGAGTCACTCGTCGACGCAAACGTTAAAATTGGAATATCAAGCAGAGGACTAGGAACGACACGAAAAGAAATGGACGAAAGTGGATCAGAAATCCAGGTAGTTAACGACGATTTTCAGCTTATCACGTGGGACGTGGTAGCAGAGCCGTCAACACCCGGAGCATACCTACAATTATCAGAAAATACATTAAGACGTATATTCTCGAAAGACACAAAACCAGCTAATTTCAAGCACGAAATATACAAAATAGTCGACGAGTTTCTACGAAATAAGAAATAATTTATAACTCTATTAAACACCGTTATTTACAAAAATAGCGGTGTTTTTACGCTAAAATGCAACCTGGATTTAAAAAAACACTACATATATAGTATAAAGGTAGAAAAAAGGTACTTTTAGATAGGCAGTGAGGAGGGAACAGAATGAAAGATAAATTACTGGGTATCCTTAAAGAAGCGAAGATTGATGACGCCGCTGCCAAGCAGATTGCTGAAGGTGTAATGGAAGCTGTTGATGCTCACCTTAAGACGCTTAATGAGACTCGTGAGAAAGAAGAGAACGAGGCTGTTGAGCTGATTAGGGTAAAAGTTTCTGAGCTGAAAAACAGAGCTGCCAAATCTCACAAAGCACTCTACGAGGCCAAGGAAGACTTCAAGAAACGTTTTGAGGAAGCTCGAAATGGCGTTAAGAAGCTGATTGAGGAAGATTACAAATCTCACAAAGCTGAACTATCGCAGAAGACAAAACTTTTTGTTGAGTCAAAGTGGAAAGAGATTGAGAACACTGTAAAAGAACAGATCGTAAAAGAAGCTAAACCTATTGTTGTTGAATCAAAAGTAGAACCCAAAGTAGAAATCAAACTAGTCAAAGACGAAACCGAAATAAAGAAACTCAACGAAAACCTGACATCTAAAAATACAACTATCAAAACTATGACAAACGAAAACACAACACTCAAAGCTAAGGTTGCGGAGTTGGAGAAGGTATCTAAGACACCTCTCAAAGCGCAAGTGAACGAATCAAAAATCGGTAAGATTCTACCTACCGGTGAAGATAAGATAGAACAAGTAGATGGATTCTTAGGCGAAATAGTTCGCTTAGCATATCATAATAGCAAAGTCCAATAGGAGGAATTTGAGAATGTCTGATACGTATAAGGATTTTATTAAAGAGAATGCCGGTAGACTTATGGTCGAAGGCAAGAAATATGTTGAAAAATACAAACCGCTTCTAGAAGGCATTAACGATGAGTACAGCAAGGTTTCAACTGCTATCCTCATGGAAAATGAAGTCCAGTTCGCAGATAGGCTTCTCCAGGAATCAACATCGTCTGGTAGCTCAATCGGCACAGCTGGTCAGTTCATTAAGTACGCATTACCCATCATACGCAGGGTGTTTCCGAACCTTATAGCTAACAAGCTCGTAGGCGTTCAGCCCCTTATGCAGCCTGTTGGATTTATCTTCTATCTGAGGTATAAATTCGAGCAGACACGTGGTTCAGCCGCAGCTGGAACGCAGCTTAACCTGTTGCAGACAGCCGGTCTTACCGGAACGTCTCCTTACAACGTATCTTCACCGTATAGGAACTTCCCGGTTAACCCGTACTATGCAAAGCAGATCGTCGATAACCATATGATAGTAGACGGAACAGACGTTAGAGTGGCGAACATCGCTGCCGATATCGCTGCCGCTGACTACTACTCAGCTGGTCCGACAAATGCTGGCGATGGAACGGTTGGCGCAGGCGACTACGCACTTCCGCTTCAGACTTCAGCTCCTGCAGTTGCTACACCTTTCAGGGTGAACATCCTTGAAGGCGACACCGCACTTGCTGATTTTAACAGGATTATAACTACGTATCTGTGGACCGGCGCAGCTCTCACAATCGAGAGTGGCTCTGCTACACCGTCGTTAACTGTTAACTCAGTGACGTATAACCCTGGCACCAGAGTTGCTACAATCAATATGACTTCCACCGCTGCGACCGATAAGGTCATTCGTGGTGCGTCATTACAGTATGTATACAACCTTGAAGCCAATGCGGATATCTCTGAACTGAAAATCACCATAGATAAAGATACAGTAGAAGCGAAGACCCGTAAATTGAAGACGGTGTGGACACCTGAATCAGCTCAGGACTTTAAGAGCTATCACGGTATCGACATTGAGGCCGAGCTGACTGCACTTATGAGTCAGGAAATCGCCCTTGAAGTTGACCGAGAGATCCTTTCGGACCTCATAGTTCTTGGAGCGCAGGTTACACATTACTTCGACCAGGGCGCTGCGACCAACTACAACTACCTTGATAGGCACGTTGCGTTGATGCAGAGGATCTTGCTTGAAAGTAACGTAATCATGAGAGACACACTTCGTGGAAAGGCCAACTGGCTCGTAACTTCCCCTGAAATCGCCTCTATACTTGAAACTCTGAAAGAGTTCAAGCCTTATGGCGGACAGGTGTTTACAGGTTCCAATCAGGCTGGTATCGGAGCTCGTGGTACACTTCTGAATCAGATAGACGTGTATGTAGACCCGATATTCCCGAAGAACAAAATACTGCTTGGTTATAAGGGCGCAAGTGTGGTCGATGCTGGCTATTACTATGCACCGTATATCCCGGTTGAGTTGACCCCTGTGGTCTACGACCCGTACGATTTCACACCGAGACGTGGTCTCCTTACTCGTTATGCGACTAAGAAGATTGAGCTTGGCGAGAAGTTCTACAGGACAATCAAAGTCCAGAACAGCGCATCGGACACTGATTTCAACCCAGTATTAGTTTAACCTTAAATAAATAATAACGAATATCAGGGGAAGCCTAAAACTTCCCCTGATTTTTAACCTAAAAGGGGAGAGGACAAGGGAGAGGACAAGGATGGAACGAGGAACGTGTACAATTCCAGGATGTACTAATTTAAGAGCTATGGCGGGGTATGGAATTTATAGAAAAATATGTCAAAGTCATCATATGAAAAAGTATG